TAAATATCAAAGATCCTACTAGAAATAAGTCTTTTCTCTCACCTAAATTAGACACGGCGTTGTGGAGTTATGCTTGACAATAAATCATTAAGGGTATATAATACTTTCATTAACTTAGAAAGTATGCATGTCCGAAATATCCTTTGATTTGTTCAAGCAATCCTGTGAGGATCGTGGATACACCGAGCGTATCTATCACGATCGGGGTGTATACGTATTGTATTCCAATAACGGAATCAAGTGCGAAATTAAAAAGAATCATTATACCATTGGCTGGTTAGCAAGACCAGAAGATGTTGTTACTATGCGTCAACAATTTATTGACGCTGGCTTTACTGAGAAAAAGGGCAAGCGTAGCGAAAAGCGCAAGGACGAAAAAGATTTTATAAACGTACATTTTGACGGTGATGTACTTGAGAACTTTTGGGAACTTGTTGGTATCATTGAGTCCATTACAACTATTGTACGCAAAGTACGTGGACAAGCAATTAAGCCTATCGCACGTGAAGTAAGCGAACGTAATATCTTTGAAAAGATTGCCAAACGTTTCAAGTATTTTATTGACAGCGAAGATGGATTTGGTCTAGAGAATACTCGGGCATTACTTGAAGGTGATAGTATTGACCATTTAATTACAATTGGTGAATCAGTCAATCGTACAAAAGAAAACACCTATCGTGAACATATCGTTCCTTGTATTTTGATTTACAATCAAGCAGTTACTATGACTATGGAAAAACGTAGCATAACTGAAATAGCACAAATGATTAAAACTAACTTAGCTATTGTATTGATAACTAATGAAGAAGCAGAGTTGTTAGACAATGAGTTAGATATGCAAACAAGTATGCCGGAAGGTTGGGAATTTGGGCATGATATATTTGCACGACTGAAAACTGCTAAAATATTGTTGAAATAAATTTGACAATAATTCCATTTTGTGATATCATTGTTTTTCATTTTCAACAGGTGTTAATTATGGCTGGGCAACGCATTTTCAGAGATTTGATTACTTCAGGTCGCCACAAAGGTAGACCTAAATGTGTGGTTGAGGGATGTAAAAGTCCTGGGCACGATATAGGTACGGTAAGAAAAGACGGCAGTAAAATTTATCGTCCGAAATGTGGTTCACACCATTTTGCCCAGTATGGTATAGGAGATTTTGTATACAAACGCCATCGTGTAGATTATTGTGAAAATATAGACGGTCGTTTGGGATTTAAATGCACTAGTACTATATTTGATATGGCACAATTAGACACTGACCACATTAATAATAACCACAAAGACAATCGAAAGTGTAATCTGCAAACTCTATGTAGGACCTGTCATCCTATGAAGGGTAAATGGTACGGACACATTAAAAGTTTGTCATATTTAAAGAAAATTTTTAAAGAAAATAGGTCGTTACCTAATTTGGGTATCCTACCCAAATTAGATTAAATTAATTCTAACATACAGTATAATACACACATGACAAAATACGCACTCATTGATACTGCAAATACGTTCTTCCGTGCTAGGCACGTTGCTAGTCGCAACTCTACACTAGAAGAAAAAATCGGCATGGCCCTACACTTGACACTTGCTAGTGTCAACCAAGCAGTACGTAAGTATGGAATTGGGCACGTAGTGTTTTGTCTCGAAGGCCGCTCATGGCGTAAGGACGTGTATGGTCCTTACAAGAAAAATCGTGTGGTTGATGCAATGTCAGTCACCGAAGCTGAAAAAGAAGAATCGGAAATGTTTTGGGATACTTATGAAAAGTTTACCACATACATACGAGAGAAAACTAACGTCAGTGTACTCAGGCATGAACGGGCTGAGGCTGATGACTTGATTGCCCGTTTCATTCATCTACACCCAAATGACACGCATTATATTATTAGCACTGATTCTGATTACGTTCAGCTTATTACTGATAAGGTGTTCCAGTACAATGGAGTCACAAATGAACTTATCACCATCAACGGATATCTTAAAGAATCAGGTAAACCGGTACTAGACAAGAAAACTAAAGAACCTAAGCTACTAGAAGATCCACAGTACTTGCTATTCAAAAAAATTATCCGCGGTGACGCAGGTGACAACGTGTTCAGTGCATATCCAGGTGTGCGTGAAGTTGGTAGCAAAAATAAAGTTGGTATCAAAGAAGCATACGAAGATAGAACTAAACAAGGATTTTCATGGAACAATCTGATGTTGCAACGCTGGGTAGACCATGACAATGTTGAACATCGTGTTAAGGATGACTATGAACGTAATCGTATGTTGATTGACTTGACAGCACAACCCGAAGATGTTAAACAAGTAGTTGATGAATCTATTCGTAAAGGTGTTCGTAGAATAACTACTCCGCAGGTTGGCATTCACTTTATGAAATTTTGTGGCAAGTACGAGTTAACTAAGATTAGCGAACAAGCAGAAACGTATGCACGTTGGTTGAATGAACCATATACAGGCACACTAGAGGAAATGGTGTAATGTCTGATAATCTTTCATTGTATCAAAAAATTGTTGATTATTATTATGATAATATTCATTGGGAATCTGAGATGAGTATCAATGATTGGTTGACCAAAGAATATGGTGCATTTTATAATAGATATAGTAAAACATTTTCGTTTGAATCAGATGCAAAGAAGGCATGGTTTTTATTGAGGTGGACATGAATGAACCTAATTTAGAAGATGATTTGAGACAGTGTGATTGGATTATTGCTAAAGCAAAAGCTAATAAATCCTATGCACAAAACATTTATGCGGCACTGTGTAATATGGAATGGCAAAAATGTGAGATTTGGCCTATTCTTAGAGAAGAAACTTGGGGTTGCACTTGGCGCTATGCAGGTGGACTTGTAGCACAACTTATCGAAGAAGGTGACTACATGGATTGGTACTGTTCTGGTATCGGTGGTAACGACAACGGATATGTACACGAAGGTATTGTTGCTGATGAGATTGAAGAAGATTTTTTAAAACTTGGCTGGCAATTCCATATGAAGATGAGGAGATTTAATGAGACTACTACATGATGATTACAATCTAGTTTATGTTTGGGTAGATGATAATGACGAGAATGAGGAACTAAGCCCGCATTTTGATTATGAAGATGATGCTTTTCAATGGTTTGAACGAATGAAAGTAGAGGTAACAAAAAATGAACGATGATGAATACGAAGATTTCAAAAACTATACGCTGAACATTAAAGGTCTTGATTGTTTAGATGAAAAGATGCTTGGTATGCTCATTGACAGCCTAGTAGATTATTACACTAGTAAATTTGGTTTAGACATGTCCATTGATGAACCGGAAAAGCCTCAATACGATGCTGAAAACTTAGATGTTGCTAAAGACTATCTAAAGAAATTCCGCATTAATGGTTGAAAAAACCCCAAAGAACGAGTTCAAAGTCCGACTACCCTGGAGCACAGGGAATATGTGGGATGACGAGAACGAGAAATGGAATGAAACCTGCGCCTGGGCACTTGAGAAATTTGGTTTGCCCGGGCATAGATTCAGTACAGTTTGTACAGAAGACCATATGGATTTTTATTTCCAAGACGAGAAAGACGCTATCTATTTTTGTTTAAGGTGGTTATAATAATGTAATATTTGATTGACTAAATATTACTCTAATGAAACCCACAATCGCCCTTTTCGTAGCAGACCCAAAATGCTCAGTACAAAGTTCCAACGGAATAATAAGTTCCTTGGATTCTCAGTACAACTTCAAACTTTTTTCCAAGAACAGACTAGAAAAAGACTTCTTTAAAGGAGTTGATATGATTGCTGTTCCTGGAGGGTTTGGGGATAGCGACAGTTACAAGAAATTATTCCAACATAACGGGCAACGTGTGATTGATTTCATTAACAATGGTGGTAGATATCTGGGCATATGCATGGGCGCATATTGGGCAGGTTCACACTATTTCTCTTTACTTAATGATGTAGATGCTGTACAATATCTCAAACGTCCAGGAACTGACACACGTAGACCACATGCAAAGAACATGCCTATCACTTGGAGAGGCGAGCCAATGAAAATGTTCTGGTATGATGGATGTGCGTTAGTGGGCGATGACACAAAGTTTGAGACAGTTGCTACATATAGTAATGGAGACGCAATGGCTATATTTCAGAACAGATTAGGACTGATAGGGTGTCACCCAGAAAGTCAACCATTCTGGTATGAAAGCTATAGCTGGATGAAAGCACATTACCATGATGGCGTACATCACAAACTTCTATTAAATTTTACGAATGAACTAATGCAACGATAATGGAATACTTTTATTCAGAAGGTGGCAACAACAAACCCTTCTTTGTGTACAGATTTAATGTACGGAAAGTCACTACTGAAATGTTTGAATGGTGCCAGAATTATCCTGAGAAAGGACCCTTCAGTCGGTTTCATGTAATTTTTAATACAGGAAACTTTGAAAGAGACAACATCATTCAGTTTGAACTTAAGGATGCTTATCTTGCATTCATGTATGCGTTTGCAGGTGAGATACTTGAAGATAGAACTTGGGAAGACCACAGATGAATAGCAAACAAAGACGAAATCTTGCCCGCAAATTAAAATATCACATTACACTAGGATTTGATCCCGGAAATTATAATCTTGAATTTGATGAAAATGTTGAAAAAGCAATTGAATGGTGTATAAAGAAAACTACAGGGGCTTACTATGTTGATGGCGACACATATTTTGAAAAGGTTATTTTTAAGTTTGAAAAAGAACGTGATGCAATAATTTTTACATTGAAATGGCAATGAATATCACACAAATTATTACTGATGGTGCAGGTTGCTATCCGTGGCGTGAGACAGTTATTATCTGGCCTCGTAGAAGTATTAGTGGCGCGCCGTTGTTTTGGACTAAAGCATACAAGCGTAGAGTGTGGTTAGTATGGGGCACAGGATTTCATATGGAACCTGAAGTTCAATATGCAACAGTATTTGATTTACTAACATGTTAAAGAAACGTCAAATGACTAACAAGTTATATGGTTCCAATGGTGGCTGGGCGGCAATGCGTAGTGTAACCTATGATGGTGGGGGCAATGCATATGGATTACCTTATCATCAAGTAACTCCAATCGTATCAGCCGATGAGTGGAATGAAATGATAACTTGGTGTGTATCTACATTTGGATCCAGTGGTACAAAAGATTTGCCCGGCGTCTGGTCAACTAACGAACGTTGGTATGCTAACAATGCTAAGTTTTGGTTTAAAGAAAAAGCAGATTGCGAATGGTTTTTGTTGAGATGGTCATGAACAAAGAAGAAACATTCAATGAGGCTTATGACCGGTTAATGAGAACAGGACGTTCACATACTGTATACATTGATAGTCGCAAGCATGTAGATGCTGAGAGATGGTGTCGTATAAAT